ATCCGTACATGGCAGCGAAGGCAAGAGGCGTCATCCTCCCAAGAGGCAATCGGTCTCGGAGGCGCGAGTGCTGCCCCGGACGGCATGCTGTTCTGACGCAGCCGGACACTTGGCCTGCTGCGTGATGACCCTGCCGTCATCCGTTCCGCCATCACATACCTGAACCGGAGAAACGGACTTAACGGCACGATCTTCTAGAAAGCGGATGAGGTGTAGTTTTTCAACACCACTGTCGTGACGCCGGTATCGGTCGTGTTCGCGATGCCGCTGAGGGCCTGCGTGAGCTGCAAATACGCCTGGCCGGAGTCGGCCTCGCCGGTCGTGTAGCCGCTCTTGCTCATGGTGATCGCAAGCGACTGGCCGCCGGAGGTGACCGGGTTGGTGACCGTGTGGGTGGTGACGCCCTGCGTCCCGAGCTTGAACAGGTTCATGTCGGCCGAGCTGTCGAAGACGCTCTTGTACTGGCCGTCCAGCTCGAGCGCGCCGGGGAAGAGCTCGCGGGGCGCCTGGGTGCCGTCGCTGGACTGGATGATCTCCACGGCCCGCTTGAACGTGAAGTCCATCGTCAGGCCCCGGGTGCTGCTGCTCGGGTTGGTGACGGTCCACGCCCAGCCGACGTTCGGCTGCGTGGATGAGGCCGCATAGGCGAACGTCGACTGGGTGGCGGACGGGAACCCGGTCCACTTTGGGGTCATCGCAATGAACCCCTTGGGGTCGATCTTGATGCCCAATTCGGACATGACGCAGCCGGGGAAGCCGAGTTGCTCCTGCCCGTCGTCCACGGTGAGGCTGTAGGTGGGCCACGCGGTGGAGAAGGACCGGCTCTGGGCGAAGGTATGCGTGGACTGGGAGATAACCGACCCGCCAGCAGCGGTGTGGGCGTACCGGGTGCCCGTGCTCGGCGTGGTGACGGGCGCGCTGTACGGGCCGGCCCCTGTGATGGTGCCGACCTGCAGCCACTCAAGGTTCGTGCCCCCGGAGTCGCTGATCTGGATGATGCTGTTGTTCGGCACGCTGGCGGTGAGGGACAGCGTCATCGCGCCGAGGGAGGCGTTGGAGGCGAGGGTCGTCGTCACCCCGGCGGAGACCGTGTCGGGGCCGATGATGCCCCGGAAGAAATGGCCGGCCAAATCCGCGTAGAAGTTGGTCTCCATCTCCCACGTGGAGTGCGCGGGGCCTTGGGCGATGCCCTGGACGACGTTGTCGTTGGCCCTGATGGACTCATCGCGCAAGGGGTCGATGATGTCCACCCACTTGCCGGTGTTCCACGGCACGGAGATCGTCGGCACCGTGTAGGTGTTCGGGGTGCCCTCCTTGCCGAGGCCGACCTTGTCGAGCCGGGAAAGGTAAGTCATCCGGCCGCCTCCTTACCGTCAGCGGCCCTGCCGCGCTTGGCTGATGGCCTCGGGGCTGCGGCCGGGGCGCTCTCGCCGTCCGGCTCGGTCCCGGAGTCGCCCTCTGGTCCGGGCTGCGGCGCGTCAAGCCGCTCGCAGCCGGGGATCGCCCCGTGGACCTCGGGGTCGTAGCCCTGGACCTCGAACTCGCCAGGGGGGATCAGGCCGAAGTCCTGGCTGTGCAGGACGCTGCCGGTGTCGTTGCGGAACCTGGCCAATGCGGGCACCTCCGGCGAGGGGTCGGCTACGGTGGGCGGGTGGTGAACTGGGCGCCAGTCGGCGAGCTCGCCCTGACACGCGGGCCGGTGACATGCGGCGAGGGCCATGAGATGCACGTGGAGTGGATCCGGGTCGACCATGCGGACCCGGTGATCCTCATCACCTGCGGGCTGCTGAGGGAGCTGCTCCTCTGGGGCTGCGGGCCGCATGCCGAGCTGAAGCCCGGCCCTGGTGCGACGGCGATCCGGCAGGTCGAGGATCAGCTCCAGCGGCTTGAGGGCTGGCTGCTGACGGTCCGCGGCGAAAACCGGACGGTCATGTACCGGATCGCGGAGAAGTCGGCGTCCGCTTACGGCTACGTCGCGGAGTGGCCGGACTAGGCGTTGACCTCGAAGTCATCAGCCGGGTAAGTCACGAGCCCCCGCAGCGACTTCAGGTGCGGGATGGTGATCTCCGGGTCGTCGAACTCGACGTGCACCCCGGGCATGCGGGGCACTTCCCCGGCGGACAGGAACGCCCCGCCGTGCGTCTTGTCGCCGGCCAGGCCCCTGATCCTCTGGACCAGCAGCGCGACGGCGGCGTCAAGGTTCCGCTGCTCGGACTCGGCAAGCCCGGCGGCGGCGAGCCGGACGGGCCAGATGAGCTTCAGCCTGAACATGTACATCGGCCTGATGCGGATGTTCGCGGTTCGCTCGTCATCAAGGGAGGTCCGCAGCACGTAGACGCCGGTCTTCTCTGCTGAGAGAGTCCGGGGCCAGTACGCCTGCACGACCTCCCACGGGCCGCCCCGGGTTGAGAGCAGGGCGGGAAGGCCGTCGGAGGGACTGTAGGCCGAAAGCCAGACGGTCTCCCTATCCACCGCGTCTGCGATCCCGGTCATGATCGCCCCCGTGGGAAGCTAGGCGGGTGAGCATGAAAGCGGAGTGCCCAGCCTGCAAGGCGTACCTGTCCGGTGTCTGGGAAGCACTCGAAGGCGAGCGGTCCGCATGCCCTTCGTGCGGGCTGGACAGCGAGACGATGCGCGAGGTCATGCGGGCACGCAAGGCCCTCGCCGACAAGGAGCTGGCCGAACGATGCGAGCAGGCGCTGATCCGCGCAGGGAAGGCGGAGAGGGACCTTGCCCGGCTCCGGGCCCGCGTCTACACCGTGCGGGCGGCGTTCGCGGACTGGGAGCGCGAGGACCCGCTCAGTTCCGGGCACTGGCAGGAAGCGGCGCACGGGACGTGGGATGACGACTGACGGCAAGCCCGGCGACCCTCTGGCCGCCCTGGGGGCGGCGATCGCGTCCGCAAGCCCTGTTGAATGGCCCGCCGGGATCCCGGAAGGCCCCTGGGAGACGGTCTCCGTTCACACCCTGGAACTCCCCGCCGGATGGCCGCCGGGCTGCCGTTGCGTGCTATCCGACGGCGTGCGGGTATCGCTCGGAGGCCCGTGCCCGGCGCATCCAGACGTGAGCGCCGCCCCGATGGACCGCCAGGAACGGACGCCGTGAGCACCTACGACCAGATGAAGGCCAGCAAGTGCCACGCGGCCGATACGTGCCGGATGGACGCTGCCTGCCCGTTCATCGCCGACTGCATGCACGCCGAGGAGCCATCGGGCGTTCCCGATGCGCCTTCCGGCCTGGTGTGCAGCATCTGCATGTTCGTCCGGTCAGGCGAAGCGCTGCAGGCGGTCACCGTGATCAACGGGCATGCCACCTGCGAGGGCCACGCGACGGACGCTCAGGACTCCCCCGAGCACTGGCGGATCATCGCCGGCATCCGGAAGAAGGCCAGGCGTGACGATCCCGCACGATAACCCCGGTGACCCCATCGCCGCCCTAGGCGACTCCATTGCCCTCGGGTACGGGGACGGGATAGCTGAGGCGGTCAGGGAGCTGTTCAAGGATCCGGAGGCCCGGGCGGCCGGGCGCGTGGCTTTCTGCGCCCCGGGTAGCGAGATGCTCGCCGCCGTGGCCTGCAACCTGGACGGCCAGCAGGTCTCCGAAGTGCGGTCGCTCCCGGGCCTCAGCGGCGATGACTGCTTCATCGCCGACTTCGACGCGCTGGGGCCGGCATGACCGAAAAGCGCGTCGCGAAGCACCTGGGCGGATACGAGACGACGATCTACCCGACCGCCCTCGGCGACATGTGGCGCATCGCGAACATCCACGGCCCGGCGGTCAAGCTCCTCGGCCCGCAGGACGAGCCTTGCGTTCATTACCTCACCGCCGTGCAGGCACGCGAGGCCGCTGCGGCGCTCCTTGAGATCGCCGACGAACTCGAATCCGGGACTAGCGCCTCGCGATCAGCGACAGCACCATGTGCGCCTTGCGCATCCTCGCCGCCCGGGCCTTCTTCTTGTGAGTGGCCCTGATCTTCGCCGCCCTGGCCCGGTGGACCTTCAGCGCCTTCTTCCCGTGCACCCGGAACACGGCTACGTGCCTCGCCTTGTGGGCGCGGAACGCCTTCCCGGCGCCCTTCCCCCGGTGCGCCCGGAACGGCGGCGTCCTCGCGGGCTTCCGCGCCGGGGCCTTCCTGGCCCTGGCCGCCTTCGGCCTCCGGGACCTGGCTGCCCTCCGCCGCCACGACACCGCTAGTCCCGCATGTAGTTCGCCAGCGCCGCCAGGGCCGCGTCATGCAGCTGCCCCGGGTCATGATCGGTGTCGTTCG